TAAAAGAGATTCATATGCATTATATGTGTAAGAACTGATAGATGATGTTGAATTTGTTAATGTCAACATATTTTGTAAACGTAATGACAAATTAGATGAGCCTGTTGGTTCAGTTCTAAATGTAAATACGTTACTTCCTGAGATATAATATGGTTGCATCTTGTACTTAACTTGTTTTTATCTATTAATTTAACAATATTGTGGAATAAAATAGTGATATAAATAAAAAAGGGAAGCGTTTGCTTCCCTTTAATTATTTTAGTGTAATACTGAAATTAGTTAGTACCGTAAACTACAGTTGGTTTTCCATTTCCAGTTAAAGCACCGAATGGATTTCCTGCTGTTGAACCAGAAACAAATGCTGCTGGTAAAGGTTCAGTACCTGTTAAAGTTACTGAATAACCATACAAGTCACCTAAAGCCGCACCTGTCTGAATAGTTCCTGCAGTTACATCACAACCCAATGTTTCACCTGCTACGAAAGCATCACCATTGTTAGTTGAGATTACGATTTGTGGTCTACCATACGCCATCAACTTTAATTGAGTGTTCATCTCTTGAGTTAATTTTTTCAAATTAAGTACAGTTTCTTGTGAGAAGAAAGTTGTACCATTCTCTCTAGATGAATTAACAGTTTCAGTATATGCACTTGTACCCTTCAATTGATAGAAGTAAACTGTACTTCCTGAAGGGAAAGCGGTGATTTCACCACTTGCGTTCTTAGTGAAAGACCCAGTTGTGTAGTTAAGAAAATATACGCCAGCTAAGCCACCGATACTCTCTTTACAAGGTTCTTGTCTTCCTACTGATAAATTACAAGCCATAGTGTTTTTTGTTTAAATTGTTAATTTTTGTTTTAGAGTAAAGGTGGGAATTTCACCCACCTATTACTTACTCAATTATTTGATTAGCTAGGTATTGCGATAACGATGTCTTCACCGATACCGAATTGTGTAGCCGCTGTATATCTCATAATGATTCTGAAGTTTTGAGAACCATCAATTTGAGCCATGTCTAATACTCTAACTTCGTTGTAGTCACTCAATAAACCTGTACCGAAGAACAAGTTAGATTTTTGTGCTGCTACTAAGTAAGAATCAGTCATACCTGGAGACCATACTAAGTCAATACCATTAAAGTTCAATGGTTTAGGACCAGCTGTCATTTTGTTATCAACACCATTCGCAGCTAGTGCAGTTTGTGCACCATTTACGATTTGAACGCCAGATAATGCTTGTGTGTAAGCCTTAATAACGTTAGTTGGAGCGTAGATAACTAAATCTTCTTTTCCATAAACTGTGTTAGGAATAGAATTTACTAATGCATCTAACTTAGCTAATACGTTAGATGAGTTGATTGAACCAGACGCTGTAGATTTAACTACTGCACCAGTTCCACCTGCTGCTGCAGATGCTGATAAAGCAGGTAACAAACCAGCGAACTGTCCGTTAGTTGCTGAATTACCTTGCCAGATTGAATTTTCAGTTGCTTCTGCAACTTTTCCACCAACATAAGAAATTAAATAGTCAGTGAAATCTTTAGGAATCTCGTCAAATGCAGAGTATCCTAATTGTAAAGCTTCCCATGAAGCTACGAAGTTTTGCTTACAAAGTTCTAAGTTAACTTGTAATTCTTTTGGTTCAATTACTCTTTCAGAAAGAGCTACAGTACCAGAAGTTACGAAGTTACAAGATGCATCGTTTACAATGCTATCAACTGCAATCTTTTGGATAACTTCTTTGTACTTCACATTCGGCATGATTGTGATGTTCTTGTTGTCCAAAGTCTTAGCAGATAAAAGCGCTGCAGCAATGTACTTTCCAGCAAATTCACCAGCATACGTTGTAGTAATGCTTGGTTGTGCGAAATTTTGTTGCTTTCTCATTTTCTAATAAGTTTTTGTTTTTATTTATAAAGTTTAGATAAAAATGCTGATTGATAATTAGCAGCTTTTTTACCGAATTGTACTTTTCCTAATTTGGTTGCTTCTTCTTCAACAGGAGCACCATCTAATTTTGGAAGTTCTTCTTCTTCCTCTTTTGGTTCATCTTCACCACCATCTTCAGCTAATTCAACAGCTGACATCATAGATGAATTTGGACCAACTTCTACTTTTTCAGCAGGTTTAGTAGAATCAATTAAAGTTTCTTTAACCATTTCCTGCATTTTCTTTTCCAATTCTTCAATTCTATAAGAAAGTTTTGTATAAACTTCTTCCATAGTTTGTGGGATTGGCATTGGTTCTTCAGTTTCAGCTGAAGGAGATTCTGGAGTTGCTGCATCATCACCTGCTAAAGAACTCATATCAACAGCCTCATCTTCAGGCTTTGATTCTTCTTCAACATTGCTTCTTTCAACAATCTTACCATCTTCGGTTTGTACTCTGATTCTTACATCATTTCCTTCAGAATCTTTTAATACTACTTCATGCTCACCATTTGGAGCTGGAGTCTTAGTACCATCTTCAGAAACTACGTCAACGCTTTCACCTAAGTCAAAGGTTGGAGATTCTAAAATTGTACCGTCTGCTAATTTAGCGTAAGCAAATTCTACTTCTTCCTTCACCAATGATAAGGTGTGTAGAATTTTATTTAATACTTCTTTTGCGTTCATAGTTTTTGTATTTAGTTATTTAACAATTTGTATATATTTTGTAGTAATTTTTTATTATGCTATTGGAGTAAATGTTCCACTTGCTGTGAATGTGTGTAATGTATAGTAACTTCCACTTATTAATGCAGTTTGGATTTGTCCACCTGTTGCTCTTTGTGTACCGGCGTATCTGATTTGTACTAAACCATTTCCACCTGCGCCGCTTGAAAATCCAACCCCTCTAGCTCCACCACCGCCACTACCAAATGAAGTTGCTGCAGAACCTGTTCCATTTCCACCACCTTGACTTCCAATACCGCCTCCAAAAATTGTTACATTAGTTTGGTAAGGAAATGCATTTATTGCATCTCCGCCACCACAAACTCCAATAGGTGTAAAATCTAAAGTATATTTTCCTGTTCCACCACTTCCAGGAGTTGGATTAGTGTAATTTGAACCAGATTGACTAGCTCCACCACCGCCACCTGCTGGTAAGAAAGATGGGTCTGCTACGCCTCCAATAAATCCTTGTATTTGGGATGAAGAAGCATAATTTGAAAGATTTGTATAGCCAGGAATTACTAAACCACCATTGCCCGTATTTGATGCACCTCCACCAGAACCCCCAGCCTTAGCATATCCATTACCGCCCCCTTTAGAAAAAATTAATGTATTTCCATTAGGTTGTACAATATAAGAATCTGAACCAGATAAAGGTGCATTATCAGCAGTTTTGGAAGGACAACCATTTCCAACATTAATAGTATAAGATTTATTTATACCATACCAAACATATGGATTGTAAGAATAACCACCAGCTCCACCACCGCCACCTTCATCGTTTCCACCAGCTCCACCACCTGCAATTACAAGTGTTTCAGCTCTCCAAATATATTTTTGTTCTTCAGGATTTGGTTTTGGTTCTACATTATATGAGAATGAACCAGTAGATTGTATTAAATACCAAGTTACTCCATCACTAAATGTAGTTATTGTACCAGTTGGTACATTTAATTTTGCTGAACCTGAATGTGCTAAAATTACAATACCATCTCCTGAATTTGTATTTCCACTATCTGCTCCTTTTCCAAATGAACTTGTCCAAGTAAATGAAGAAGATTGAAAATATAATGTAGGTGCTAAAGAAGCAGAACCACCGGCTCCAGCTCCTCCTAAATTAATTCCACCATTTATAGAAGTAGCGTTTGATAATATTCCACCACCACCACCTGCACTTCCATCATTAGGACTATATCCTAATGTTGAAACTCTATTTACAATTGTAATAGGGTCATTTTCCGAACCGTATCTTACAATAGCTGCTCCACCTGTAACAGAATTAGCACCTTCTGCTATTATTGAACCAGTTCCATTTTCTTTTATAGGACCTAACCAAAATTTAACAAGTGTATTACTACCAGTTGGAGAAGGTAATTCTGCACCTAAACCAATTTGTGTAATTTCATAGTTTACATTAGGAATAATAGGCACATCATATTGTATAAACCCACCTGCACTTCCCCCTTTATTTCCAGATGACATTCCACCACCACCTAAAGCAATAATTGTAGCATCTAAAGCTGGTATTTTATTAATCCATGCTGATGCAGTTAAGTTATAGCTTGAAGTGTAAGGAAATTCAGTATAAGATATAAGACTTGATGAATCATATCTTACAGATGAAGTTCCTGCAGGAGTTAAACTTAAAGAAGTTGTTGGATAAGTATGAACTTGGTAAATTGGGTAAGTTCCACTTTCAGTTATATCGTTTTTAAAATTAAATGCGTATTGTGATTGCCATACTCCAGATATTGAAGCCGATACGCCATAATCTAATATTACAACGTTTTGGTCTATAACTGATGGGTCTACATTAACATCTTTAGTTAATACAAACTTAGTAGGAATAGTGTACATTGAATAACTGTCCGCATTTGAACCAGTTACCAACCATTTTACATCAGCGTTCCATATATTACCTTTGTTCATTATCACACTAGCAGTAATATTATAAGGATTATTGTTAGTTGCTATAAATGAAGCTGAGATAGTTCTTAATCCAGCTGATGTTGAATTTAATAATATTGATGATGTATTTATTCCAGCTTCAGGAATAATAATACTCATTGTTGTTGAACCAGTAGTATTGTTAATAACACTAGCTGATAAAGATGAAGTTATATTAAGTGCATAATTATTATTAAAAGCACCATAATTTGAACCTGTTAATTGTGGTAAAGATACTAATGATACATTCTTATCTTTTACTATATTAAATGAAGCAGTAAATCCGTTTACATTATTAATTGTAGTAGATGGAGATGCGTTTATAGCTGCCCAATTTATTACTGGGTTATATACGTTTCCTTTTGTATGATAAACTCTACCTTCAGTATAAAATCTATAAAATTCAGATGCTAAAAAGTTATTTGTAATTTTACTTCCAGTATATGCTGGATTGTTATAAATGTCAACAGCTGAAGCACTTATAGCTTCAAAATAATATTGATTTGTTGATAATGGGTCATAAGTTATACCAGCAGTATATAAGCTCATAGTTGTTGAACCTGTAATAGGCCAATTACTACCAGTCATACTTGCTGTAACTGGATATTGTGCATCAGTTGTAAAATAACCACCATCATCTTGAGATACTAATACGCAGTTTGTTCCAACTGCAGTAATACTCATTGTAGCGAATGTTCTTTCACCTAAATCACTACTATCAGAAGCAGTAGCATAAGATTCTAAGCTCCAACTTATAGGTGGTCTTACATCTTCATTCTTTTTATCCTGTTTTAGAGGCTCTAATATGTTAAGATTGTAATTTAACATCTATTATTATTTTATCGTAAAGCTATTACATTATTAGCAGTTGATGATGCAGATACCGCTGTAAAAATACCAGGGATAAATCCTGATGCTGATACAAATGATAAAACTGAACCATCCCAAGTTTTTGCAACCAAAGTTCCGGTGTTTCCAACATATATACCACCAGCTACAAATCCGAATTGAGGATTATCACTATTAGCTGCTGAAAATGCTGAACCTGAAATTGGTGATACTGCTGCTCCACCTACGAATTGTGGGTTAGTAATATACGATTGTTGAGTTTCTAATTTCATATTGAGTTATTTTTATTATTTAACAATTATTGTTTGATTTTTAGTGATTAAATACTATATATCATACTTTGAGGTGGTGTGATTATAGATGCTGTGTAGTTTTTATCAGTACCAATATATAATCTAACGTCTTGTGCTAATTTAGCTGCTCCATCACTCAGACCTGAACTTCCTAATATGTCCCAATCAGTTTGTCCAGCTGCATAAAGAACACTACCATTTGAAATAACAATATTAGCTATTCTATTTCCATTTAGATATATACTTTGAGATGTTGCGTTTCTTACAAATGCAAGGTGATACCAAATATCTTGAGTATAATTTGCAGCAGCTTTTATTGTAGCATTTCCTGTACCACTTAAAAAGAATCTATATCGTTCACTATCGGGTTTACTTAAATCCATTAAAATACTATCACCAGATACATTACCAAAAAAGAATTGATTTAATGGTTCTACTGATGGTGAAATTGGAGATTTATAATTAAACCATCCTTCAAATACAAAAGTTTGAGAACCAAATGGTCCTAAAGATTGTGTTGGTATAGAAGTTAAATTTTGTGCGCCTGAAATAAATAAAGATGTTTCGTATCCATTATTAGTCCAATTGTATGAACCAGAATTTACCAAAGAAGAAGAAGGATATAATTGTCCACTTCCAGTTGGTGTTGTACTTCTAGCTCCTCCTGTTCCTTTTATCACTAAAGATATATCATCTCTATAAGAACTCATTCCTAAATTAGTTGCTAAAGTACCAGGTATTGCAAATTCTAAAGATGCAGAAAAAGGGTCATTTCTAACAGCATATTGTTGTATATAAGAAAACGGATTTAATAAAGCAATTCTATCTCCAAATATTAAATTAGGGTCATTTAATTCTATATCTCCTAAATAAGCTTTTGTTCCTACTACTCCCATTATTATTCAAATTTATCTTCTAATGTATTATATGTACCGCCTATTATAGCAGTACCTCTTTCGTTTGTTATTTTAACTTCACCACCATATCTTTCATATACTGATATATCATGCATTGCTATATCTCCTTCAAAAATATCAATTATTATCATATCATTATTTACTATTGCCCATTTTCCTTCCATATAATAAAATTTTAACTTGTTACGGTGTCTACTATTGATAATGGCACAGTTATTGTTGCCCCTGTATATCCTTTATCAGTTCCTAAATAAAATCTATAATCAGCAAAGTTACCACCTAAACCATCATTGTTTGAACCTGCTTGTCCGATGATAGCCCAAAATTGTGGACCGCCGGCATTATTTACTGTTGCTGCTCTTGTACCAACTCCAATTCGATTACCATTTAAGTAAACATAAACTGATGTACCACTCTTAACAAATGCTACATGATACCATGTATTATTAACCAATGTTGCGTTTGGTGTAGTAGTCCAAGTGTTTACTGCATTTACAAAGAAACGGAATACGTTACCTGTTGAATATGAGTTTAATACATAGTCACCACTATTATTTCCAAAGAATTGTCTATGGAATGGTGGGTTAGTAAAGTTTTCAGTTTTTCTATACCAACATTCTACTACATAACTTTGATTTCCTATCCAAGCAGATGATGTTAATATAGCACCAGCTATTGAATCATTATAAAGAGATAACGAAGATGTATATCCTTCAGCAGCCCAATCATAAGTTCCACTACCAGAACTTACCACAGATGCTGATGCAAATGAGTAAGATGCTGCTGATGAAGTTAATCTAACCATATATGAGGTACTAATATTTCCAGTTCTTATTAATCCATCAATTGAAGATGTATAAGTTTGCATACCTAATTGACTAAAATTAGAATATGGCATTGCCAATTTTAGAGAAGCTGAATATGCATCTGTTCTAATTTGTATAGATGATGAAGGTGCTACTACTACTGGTATTTTACTCCAAAATGATGTTGCCGTAAATACACTCATATTATATAAATTTCTTAGCTGATACTAACAATGCGTTTGTTCCATCAAATGATACAAATGAAAGTACATCTTTAGCTCCACTACCAGATGATGGTGTGTATGCTGAGCCTGAAGGTTGTAATACATTCGTACTGAATGATGCAGTTGGTAATTGTGCGTTATTTCCACCTTGCGCTGTTGTTATCAATAAGTTTAATGTTTCACCTGCTTTTATATTTGTTATGTTATACAATACTGATTGAGTTACCAATGCTGTATAGAAGTTAGCTGCTGTAAAATCAATTGATGCTGTCCAGTTTGATGTACCAGCAGTTAATGATTGAGATATTACATTACCATAAGCAGAACCAGTAATACCTAATGAACCAGTTATTTGAAGTGAACCAGTTACTAATAAAGAGCTACTAATTGCTACTGAACCAGTTACACCTAATGAGCCTGTAATTTGGAATGAACCAGTTTGTAAAAGAGTAGCTGATGTGCCTGATGTTCCGTTTACACCAGAAGTACCACCACTTCCTGCTGTGCCATTTGTACCGTTAATACCAGAAGTTCCATTTACTCCAGATGTGCCAGATACTCCACTCGTACCACTTACGCCGGATGTGCCGGATAAACCAGAAGTACCAGATGTTCCTGATATTGCTGCTGAACCAGTTACAATATAAAGTGTATTTGGGTCTTTTGTAGATAATGCTGCATAAGATGCTGATGTTAGTGTTACAACATAATCTACTCTTGGTACAGTTGTATATGAATCAGTAATATTGCTTATCCAGCTTCCACTATTACTTCCACTTATTAAATAATTTGAGCCAGTTACCGAAATACTTCCTGTCACAATTAATGAGCCGGAGAATATTGCAGAACCTGTATAAGGGAATGTTGCAGTACCATCTATACCTGAAGTACCAGCTGAACCATTTGTTCCTGATACGCCAGATGTTCCATTAACACCGCTTGTGCCATTAACTCCACTAGTACCACCGCTTCCTGCAGTGCCATTAGTTCCGTTTATACCGCTTGTGCCATTTATACCCGATGTACCATCAACTCCAGAAGTTCCGTTGATTCCTGAGGTTCCTGATACGCCTGATGTACCATTTACGCCGCTTGTTCCCCCACTGCCTGCTGTTCCATTTGTGCCGTTTATTCCTGAAGTACCGTTGATACCGGATGTACCACCTGAACCAGCAGTACCATTTGTGCCGTTTATTCCTGAAGTGCCATTAACACCACTTGTACCACCACTTCCCGCAGTTCCGTTTGTGCCATTAATACCACTTGTTCCTCCTGAGCCAGCAGTACCATTTGTACCATTAACTCCCGATGTTCCGTTTACGCCTGATGTTCCCCCACTACCAGCAGTGCCATTAGTACCATTAATACCAGATGTACCACCTGAGCCAGCAGTTCCATTAGTTCCATTGATGCCGCTTGTACCACCACTACCATTCGTGCCATTGATACCTGATGTACCAGATGTGCCTGATGGAGTTTGAGTTATAATAAATAAAATATCTTGATTGTTTGAAAAACCAACTCCACTTGCAGTTACAAATGTAATTGGAAATTGCCAATAGTTTGTATTATCTATTGATGTCCCAATTTGGTATCTCTGCCATTGTGTTTGTGAAGTTTGAGCTTGTAAAGTAATAATAGAACCTGATGCTATATTTCCTAAGAATACATCAATATTATTATTACCCATATCAGTATCACTCACATTAATAAATGTAGAGCCTGTTTGAGATGCATTACTCCAAATTATATGTCCAGATGCTGGGTCACCAGTAAAAGTTCCAGTCTTAGCTTGGTAATTAAAGAATGTATTAGATACACCATTTGTACCGGATGTACCACCACTACCAGCTGTGCCATTCGTACCACTTACTCCGCTTGTTCCACCACTTCCTGCTGTTCCGTTTGTGCCGTTTATACCTGAAGTTCCATTTACGCCTGATGTACCGCCTGAGCCTGCTGTTCCGTTTGTACCATTTATACCACTTGTGCCATTTATACCAGAAGTTCCACCACTGCCTGCTGTGCCATTAGTACCGTTGATGCCTGATGTACCACCACTACCTGCTGTCCCATTAGTGCCATTAATACCTGAAGTGCCATTAATGCCTGATGTTCCACCACTTCCGGCAGTACCATTTGTCCCGTTAATTCCTGAAGTACCGCCGCTACCAGCAGTTCCATTTGTACCATTTACGCCTGATGTACCTCCCGAGCCTGCTGTCCCATTCGTTCCATTAATACCGCTTGTGCCTCCGCTACCTGCGGTGCCATTTGTACCGTTAATACCTGAAGTACCGCCACTGCCTGCCGTACCATTTGTTCCATTAATGCCACTTGTACCGCCACTACCAGCAGTCCCATTAGTTCCATTGATACCGGATGTTCCTCCTGAACCAGCTGTGCCATTAGTACCGTTTATTCCTGATGTTCCTCCTGAACCTGCAGTTCCGTTAGTCCCATTTATTCCTGAAGTACCGCCGCTACCAGCTGTTCCGTTTGTGCCGTTAATTCCAGATGTGCCACCTGAACCTGCTGTACCATTTGTGCCGCTTGTTCCACCACTTCCTGCTGTGCCGTTAGTTCCTGAAGTACCTGATGTACCAATTGCTATGAATGATGCAGTTGCTACTAAATGAGATACATTACCTACTCCACCAATCCAAGCATAACCTTCGGACAATGATGCAGTTAAAGTACCTTGAATATTTTGATTTCCTACGAATGTATTTGAACCAGTTGTTGCAAATGAACCTGTTTTACTATTAATAGATTGTGTAAATTGATTCATAGAACCTGTAATTGCATCCACTTCAGTTTGCAATGCAAGTGAATCAATCATATCGATATTAAAGTTTCTTAAAATGGCAGGAGTAATAAATCCTATATCATTATTTGGAAACGATGAGTTATTTTCAAGTTTTAACTGCTGTTTATTTAATTCAGACATTTTTATTTAAATTTTTTATTGTTGTTTTGCTACATCAAAGCCAGTACTGAAACCTAAACTAAATGCTCCACCAATACTCCTAGTTGAAATAGTTTCACCAATGCTTTGATTGATTAGTGCTCCTTCACAACATTCAGTAGAATATACATCCGCATCCTTACATAAACAAGCTCTTCTGCTATTGTGTGGAACTGCTCTACCTCTGGTTGCTCCGAAGTAAACTCCACTCCATTTTCTCATATTACGTGTAAAACTGGGTGTTGGCATATCTTATTAATTTGAACCTGATGTGTATGTTATAGGGGCTGTTTCTCTACCATATATCAATCCAACTCCTTGCTGTGCTAAATAGCCCTGGCAACATTTTAAAGAATAATAGTTACGATTTAAACATAAACAACCTTGCTTACCTCTACTACCTCTATTGTATTGGTTAGGTTGCTCATAACCAATAGTAGGATGTTCCCTTTCGGGTGCTTGTGGCTGTCCTGGTCTAAGGATAGGTAATCTTGGCATTTTATTCTTTATGATTTAACAACTAAAGGATAAAAAATCGTATATCCTTACTTTATCTTCTTCATTGCTTCTTTCTGAATCATATTTTCCAACTCTACTTTATCAGTATCGTATGCTAATTTCAATAAGCAAGTTTCTAATGGAAGACGGACTACTTCCTTAATCTTTGTAATATCTCCGTTTGCGAGTTGGATAATGCTTGAATAGCTTCCCCACTTTTTGCCAAAATTGATTGCATGTTGGGAAGTGTCTTCATCTCCTCTGTCAAAGAGTTCAGGGTAGAATTCAACAAGTCTTTTAGTAAAGTTTTGAAAAAAAAAATTGCTCCAAAGTGCACATCCATAGTTACATCCATAAACAGGTCTGAATCTATGTATCCGTTGTAAGGCTGAATATCGTATAGTAATCCACTCTTTTTCATAACGGGTCTATAAAGAATACCCATTATCTCAGCCCACTTATCATTTATTTCAAGGGTTTGATATTTTGATATATCCACATAAGCACCATATGCCATTGTAGATAAGTTTGGTTCAAAGCCGTATTCTACTCCATCTATTGTTATTCTTCTTTGTAAAGGTAACTCTACATTTTGAATAAACGATGTCATATCATTTACAATTGCATTATATGTGCTAATATCCAGCTTTTGTACATACTCCACAGGGAATTTACATAGATGATGAAATAAGCAAGCTATTACAGCTTCTGGCTCATCTCTATAAGCATCCATATCTCTTTTCAATTGTAGATATTGTCTTAGTGTTACTGCTGACCAATCCGTTGGTACTTTTATTTCTACTACTTTCTTTTCCATAATTTTATATAATGTGAGTTTACTCCATCACCATCTGAGAATTCTTCAGTATGTGTGTTTTCAATCCATGTCATCAATTTCTTTTGCTTTACTCCACCTAAGAAGTTATGCATTTCCATTACGATATATTTAATATCTTTTAAATCTTTATTCATTAGCAAATCATATTCAGCTCCTTCACAATCTACTTTCAAAAGACCAATCTCTCTACCTTTCTGAATATCTTCTAAACAAAGTGATACTACTTCTTCATAATCACCTTTCCATCCGTGTCCATTCGTTTCATTAACATATTCTGATGTACCAAAGTTGCCTGATAAGGTATCGTTATCATCAGCCCAATACTTCATTAACTTTAATACCTTTCCACTTTTATCACTAACGGCATTGTGTGATACTGAGCCATCATATCCATTTTTGAATATTTGTTGTACATTATAGAATGAAGGCTCTACTAAATGCCAATTCTTCCATTTGTGTTTCCAAGCATTCCAAAATCCACCTACATTAGCTCCTATATCAATAATCAATTCACCTTCTGATATATCAATGTGGTTAATTGGATAATTCTTACATTCGTTAGTTACAGTATCAAACCAATTATCCGGTTGATTGTTAGCTGTTAATTGTTCTACTTTTGCCATATTAAAATTGTTTTTTCTCTCTATATTGTTCAGGGTTTACCAGGGTTATATCATCATTTAGCTTCACTTTTA